CAGGGCAGTCCTCCTTGTACCCGCAGGATCGAAGGTGCCCCCCGGCTGTTTTATTTACGTGAGTTTTCTACTCTCACGGACACTAAACTACCGAATATGCTGGAACAATGGGCCAGCAGTTCGCAGGATATAGAAAATCCTCACCCTTAACGTCTATTGTTCTGGTGTAGTTCATACAGTAGTGAATCCAGTCAGGGGGAACCAGATCAAATACCATAGTCCCTGTCAGATCAATAGGGTCCAAATCCTGTTTAGCATCAAAAGCTTGTTCCAGCCTCACCTGTGTTTCAACGGGAATGCTGAACAAGCGCTCCATTAGTCTTCTGGTCCGTGGACCAGGGGTTTGAAAGGCTATTGGACAAGAGATGACTTCAAGTAACCAGTCTCTCTCGTAAGAAGTCAAATTTCTAGACTGTTCAACGTAGTGACGCACGTCAACCCCGCGCGTGACTCGCAGACCATACCTCGCCAGGCTGCTAAGGATGGGGCAACCTGGATACTGGTATGCAAGACTCAAAGCCTTGCATCTAAGCAGGACCATCAGCTTAGAATGTCTACTACGGGCGTATTTAGCTTGGGTCCACCCGAATGAGGCGAGAACTTTCATCGGATCAGATATATTGCAAAGTTCTTCTTCATCAATCAACAAGCCACAGAAGGAAGCCTCACTTAAAGAGTCAACAATCTTTATCTTTAACATTAATCCCAATTTCTTGAAATCTTCTTCTGTTGGCACACCACCGAAATATCGAAATATTCCATCATCTCCTTCAACGTATCCATCTACATCTATCTTTAACTTAGAACAAATAAACAACATGAACATCAAATTTGAGAAAGAATTACCCAGCGACGTGTTCATTTCGCCAGACATTCTGGTGGCCTCGATGTAGACTGTAAACATCTTGTAAGCCACCTCATTAGTTCCTTTTAAGACCTCTTCAATAAGAGCCATAAAACTACCACCATCAGGGAGGCCCCTGACCATGTAGTCGTAAAGCTCAAACTCACAGGCGCCCATAAGCTCTCGAACAAAGTTTGCTTCAAAAGCTGTATAGTCTGAGCACCCGATCTTCGCACCCATTCTGCACAATTTCTCATAAATAACACGGGGTCTATCTGCACAAGGAATCTTTTTGATGAAGTAATCAAGCTTGAATAACTCCTTCTCAATAAGTCTAAAAATTGGTCCCACAGCGCACTTAAAAGCATCTGACCTCGCCATAATGCCTCTCGCATGTTTATATTCCGTATAATGTTCATCTTTTTGGAAACCAGAGACACGAAAGTATTTTTCATTTGGATCACGTATGTCTTTAACTGATTCCCAACATCTCTCCAGCTCATCTCTACGCCATTGTGGATAATTCGTACTTTCCAACCAGGTTTTGACGGAGGTATCACTTTCTGGGGAGAGGGGGTTGAGGTTTTTCCTAACCCAGATCCTGACGAACTGGCGGAGCTCTTCCACCAATTCCGGATCTGCTCTAGGAGGCTCAACCGCGGCTCTACGACAGACGCCAGCGAGCATTGTTTTTGTGTCGGAAGGGTCGGGATGAGGTAAGACTGCGTTCTTGAGAACTGGCCCCAAAGAGCCTGCCACAACCGGACGCCTGTTGGGATCAGACTTACGAATGAAACCAAACTTTGTACCGTCCTTGATGGGCCTAAGTTTCGGTAAGGGTACCTCATTAACTCTATAGCCGTAACATACGTATCTGTAGATTGGTTGTGGCTTTCGACTTTTGGGAACGGAAAATCCATATTCTGTATCATTTGTTTGTGCAATCCATACGCCAAAAGTACTGAGTCTTGACTCACATTATGACCATCCAACACCAACTGTCTAGGAATATTAACACTATGTACACGTTGTGCTGCGAAATCAATTCTCTCATAAGCATCAATGTCTTTCGAGACATATCTAGATGTATTTGGTAACTTTATCTGTGCAACAAGTTCCGGAGAGACCAGCAGGGCCTTCTTACTAAATGTCCTCAACCAATTAGACTTCTCATAAATAACCCAGGTCAAGGAGGGTTTGTGTTTCATTTCACCGAGGGAATAAGCGTCAGATCGAAGGTCTGCTGCTGGATTATTGGTGGCACTTCCCCACTTGGGCAGGAAGCCAAACCACTTATTCTTAATGCTTTTCACCTCACTCGCCGTTGCGGCTCTCATTCGATGCACTTCACGGTCGGAAAATGCACCAGCCAGTCCTTTCCAAGGAAGAGACTTAACCACTCCATGCGCTACATTGAATGCAAATCCACCCAGAACACACCCTAAGGACGTGTAAACAGGCAGACGTGCAAAAGCATCCGGATCTGTAGGCACATGGCTCATCCATTTGTGGAATCCAAACAATGTCGTCCCCATACAAAATAAATTTTTCAACGTTAGCGTTGAGGACTGCTCTTCCCACATGACATTTACATTGCGGATTCCTTCCAAGTTTCCCGAATCATACTCATCCATTATTTCTTCGATATTTGCACTCTCATTGAGCCCTGGTTCCTCGCCAGAGCCGCTATCACTGATTGGAACCGATCTATTCGTGCGAACTCCTTCATTGTCGCTTCCAGATTCAGATCGTTGGTCCATATCTGACTGCTTATCTTCTTCTTCAGCTTCTGCTTCTCTTCGTGCATCCAATCTAGCATTTTCTCTAGCTCGCTCAGTGGAGAGCTGTGTAACAAGCTCTCGCATAACTCTTTTTGTCGAGTCATTGCCTTTTGCGCGGTATTCCTTACGTGGTCTGGAATAATCACCTTTCCTTGAACTGCCACGGGACTCGGGTCGGGAGTCCGATTGTTTCGAGGAGCCGGAGGTGCTGGACTGTTTACTACGAAGTCTACTCTCATCTTTTTCTTTTGGTTTTCTAGATCTCTCTCTTGATTCATCCTTTCTATCGTTACGTTCACGAGCTCGTCCCAGCTCCTTTTTGGGGGGCTGGCGTTGCCTCCGTTCCTGAGGTACGTCTCGCTCTTTCTTCTCTTTTTCAGGGGATGAAGTCAATTGTTTGATCCTTTCTTCTGCAGCTGCCAAATATTCTTGTGTTTTCCTGAGTGTTTCGAATTGCTTCATAAAATCTTCATCTTTCTTGGAGATCAAATTGTCTCTCCTCTCAATGGCTGATTTTGATTCTTTAATGAACTCAACCTCTTCAGTGGAAGGAAGAGGGAGTGAAGGCTCCTTGTTGTCGGGAGCCGGGGATTGACTTGGAACCTCGCTAGGAGCCGAGGATTGGGGGTTTTCTCCTTGCCCAGAAGACACGGGGGGTTGGGGTTTGTGCTGATTATCCATAATGCAAAAACAATCATCTCATGGTTAGCGAAGGCTCTCCCAGCAATGTACTAGAACACGAAACTTGGAGTTCCCCAGTCGATATAATCACCGCAAACCGAAGAATCGGAGGTTCGTTCCAACATCACCTTCCATGAGGGACACCAACTTGTATTTGAAATCATACGTAAGACAAACACCAAAGAGCAGATCATGAGTTGGATGGTATCTAACCAGTGTCCAGTGGTCACTTATGCTCCAGATGCTGCATATCCTAAATCAAATGCAGAGGTCGGCCGCGGTCTATCATGCCCGTGAGACCGTCTCGAAAACTCCTACCTAG